CGCAGAAGCCAAAAAAGTGCAGGAAGCCGACCTTAATTTCCGAAAAATATTTGAAAGCGGAGTCAGAGAAATTGCTGACAATACGCGCGAACCATTGACCGAATGGGAAGCAGAACAATCTCGTATAGCAGAAGAATTGGCGTGTAAAAAAGCCGCAGAAGCCGAGAAGTTGCGATTAGAAAAACAATTTGATGATGATTGGAATACTGCCATAACGGAAAATACACTGTTTGACTTGCTCAAAGAAAAAGCCGAGCGCGAAGCTAAAGAAAAAGCCGAGCGCGAAGCTAAAGAAAAAGCAGAATATGAGAGGGAATTACAGGAGCAAGCTATCGAGCAGGAGCGGCAAAGAGTTGCAGAAGAACAGCGCAAAAGGGAAGCCGAACAGCTGAAAGCCGCCAAATTTGCCGAACAGCAAAAGCAAGAAGCCATTGCCAGGGCAGAGCGCGCAGAAATTGAAAAACAGGAGGCCATAAAACAAGCAGAACACGATAAATTAGCCGCAGAACAACTCGCAGAGCAACAAAGGCAAGAAGCTGAACGCCAAGCCAAAGCCCGCGAACAAGCAGCCATCGAAAATGAACGCAGACGACAAGAAGCTCAGGCAAAATCGGAAGCAGAAGAATTCGCAAGAATAAAGGCAGAAGCAGATAAACAAGCAGAAAATAAAGAACATCAACGAGCAATAAACTTAGACATTATAGATAAACTCGAGGCGATTGGGGTTAGCAAAGACACGGCTAAAAAAATAATCATTGAAGCAGCAAAAAAACAACTTGGCGCATTAATAATAAACTATTAACAGAGGATTACTAAAATGAACGAATTACAAACAACATCAACAGCGTCAATGCTGTTCGAGGGCAACAAAATCGATAAAATGATGATGTTAGCCGACGTTATGGCGCAAGGCACAGTGACTGTGCCCGCTCACTTGCGTGGCAAACCGTCAGACTGCCTGGCTATTATCATGCAAGCCGCACAATGGGGCATAAACCCTTTCGCCGCCGCGCAAAAAACGCATTTGGTCAACGGCATATTGGGCTATGAAGCACAACTCGTTAATGCAGTGATTCAATCGTCAAATGCAATTCGCGGAAGCTTCCACTACGAACACAAGGGCGAAGGGCAAACCGTGTCATGCCGGGTCGGTGCGGTGCTAAACGGGCAAAGCGAGATAACTTGGGGAGAATGGTTACACGCTGCCAGCATCACCACAAAAAACTCACCACTTTGGAAAACAGCACCGGCACAACAGCTCTCATATCTAGCCGTAAAATACTGGGCGCGGCTCTATGCGCCTGGGGCGATCTTGGGGGTTTATAGCGTCGATGAACTGCAAGACACGCCGCTAGAAAAAACGGTGTGTCAAATCCACGAAGACTCCCAGTCGATTGATGATGTCCTTGATGCTATCGAAGCAATTGATAGCAAAGAGGCGCAAAATAACTGTAAGGCTCTGATAACTGAATTGACACTTGAAAGTGATCGCAAAATTGCGATAACCGCATACAAACGTAAAATTGACACGTTAAAAGCATCCGCACAAGCTAAAGTAGTGCCAGAAGTTGATCAAACAACCGGCGAAATAACACAAACGGAGGAGTAAAAATGTCATTAAATCTAGTACAAATCTTAGGGAACCTGGGATCAGACGTAGAAATAAAAACTTTGCCGGATGGTCGGGCGGTCGGGAAATTTTCGGTAGCTCTTGGCGAAAAATGGAAAGATAAAACGACAGGCGAAGTTAAAGAAAATACCGAGTGGGTTCGCTGTGTCGCGTTCGGCAATACCGCAGAAAACATAGGAAAATACTTCAAAAAGGGCAGTAAAATTTATCTCTCAGGGAAGCTTAAAACGCGGTCATGGGATAAAGAAGGTGTAAAGCAATACATCACTGAAGTGATCGTTAATGACTTTCAGTTTTGCGAGTCGAATAAGTCTCAGGCTGAAGAACAACAAAAAGAACGGTATAAACCCCCTGCTAAGGCTGAGACTGGGCATGATGATTTTGATGATGACATCCCATTTTAGAGTCACCAAAGTTAGTCGCTGATACATTGCAAAAAGATGTATAACGCAGAGCTAAGCCGCGTAGCGATAGCGAAGTCGGCTTGAGCGTGTAGTTATACTTAAATCATTTGTGTTGACAAACAATTAAAACCATGGAATAATAAGCCAACTTTTAAGAAAGTGACCTACCCGGAGGAACCGGGAACCTAATCTGGAGAGACATCATGACCACACAAGAAATCAAGAAAGCACTTATCGATGCTAGCGCAAAAGTTTGGATAAAAGATGAACATGAGCGCATCTACATGAACAGCAATACTCAACTGGAAGCCATTGGCGCAAAGGTTGTAAATTCTCCAAAATATTCCGGGGAAACTCGTGGAATCGGCAGTAAATCAAAAATGTATTTTGACGTAAAAAAAGAACTGTTTTTTGTTGAAGACGGCGCAATGAAGAATACAATTAATGAAATCGGATTTAAAGCAGCGAGAATTTAATTATGAAACTAACTATCAAATATATTCGAAAAATCGCTAAAGAGGCCGGGGAAAAACTTGTTTACAACAGATCGACCGGCGAATATCAAATAATTTCAGGTTTTGATTCGTCGGTGGGAGATATTCCATTTCGAAACGAAAGCGGGGAAATAGAATTGTCTGATTTACAATTGCAGAAATTAAAATCACATGTCTGAAAAAATAAAGCCAGGAGCAAAGCTTGGCAACACCAATGCCCAGCGCGACATGGAAGCCGCTACAAGTTTTATACATGCTAGATGTACTGCCGCGAATAAAGCAACATGGATAGCGACCGCACAAGCACAAAACTTAAAACTCACTGAGTGGATAGTTAAGACGCTAAACAATGCGGGATAACGCCGTGTTAAGCGGAAAGCCGCCAACCACTGAACTTTAACCGCGCAAATGCGCTAACGGCGGCTTGTCCGCTTGAACACATAGTTATACTGGAGATTAAAATATGAATGATTTTAAAGTTGATTTAATTGGTTTTGATGATTTATCGGATGATGAAAAAGAATCAGTTCCTAACAATGGCGACGGTAAAGATTGTGCAAATTACATAAAAGTTATCCACAACGGAGCAGTTATTTCGCTTGAATCCGATGCAATGGAACCAGAAGATGCCAGTTTTGGACGTGAATTAAACTGGATAGTAGATGCATTAAAAAAATGCTATGAACTCGGTAAACTTGGCGTATAACGCCGTGTTAAGCGGAAAGCCGCCACACGCTGTGCTTTAACCGCGCAAATGCGCTAAACGGCGGCTTGTCCGCTTTAACTAAGAGTTATACCACAACTATTTGCTGGAGAAAAAACAATGAACCAAAGCGACGAATATAAAGATAAATGTATTAAAGCGTGTGCCGGATTGTCGGAAGATGTGCTTGATGGAGGATGGACGGCAACAGGAATAATTGCCTACGCGAAAAAACTGGAGGATGCACTAACGCTACTGCTTAAGGAAACAGAACTATCAGGGAATGGGAACGCTAAAGATTACGGATGGCCGAAGGCTTTGAAGGCCGCGCGGGATGCTTTAGGGCATAATGCCTGAATCCAGGGGCGGGCGGCTTTTCGCCCGTCCGCTGGAATGACGTGTTAGCCGCGACACGCTGAAAACGCGGCACACCAAAAGGAACCAAGATGAACGACCAAGCAATTGAGCAGGAAATTAAGGACAAGGGGTTGACCGCAGCACGGGTGACGCCGCAACGGGTTGACGAAGTGATTGTTGGCGAGGACTACCACGTTTTCCCCGGCACGACCCTGACGGTTTGTGTCCTGACGCTGGCAAACGGCTTCACCGTTACCGGGGAAAGCGCGTGCGCAAGCCCTGAGAACTTTGACACCGAGTTGGGACGCAAGATCGCACGCGACAACGCCAAGCAGAAGATTTGGGCGCTGGAAGGCTACGCGCTGCGCGAACGACTGGCGGCGTAATGTCGGCACACCACTAGCGCGTGCTGGTGGTGGCTAACGCCATGCTCAGGAGCGCAGTGCCGCGCGACTGAATCTAAATTTAACAAAAACCGTGACGCGGCACTGCGTCGCCTGGAGCTATAAGTTATGCGTAAACTACACGTTGCAGCCAGTCCTTTGACTGGAGACATTTTTGCCGGAACTGTGCTTAAGGACGGCAGGACATGGGGCGCAGGTAAGCAGGATGTGACCATTGATGCCCTGGTTGCTGTTGCAGAGCACACGCTTAGATTTGGGAAGCCGGTGGAAATAAGCAAGGCAGACGGAACGCCAGAGTACAGAATTACTGTTGAGAAATTAGGCGTATAACGCTAATTAGACACCAAGTATCGATAAAATAGGGGAGAAAAATGGAAAATAAATAACTGATAAAAATGTGTGAGGAATTTTCTGCGGCGCTCATTGCAGCCAGGAATGCAATGAGACACCCGCTGGACGAATGGAAAGGCGAAGTTGAAAAAGATGCGCTCGAAATTGCATGGACGACGCAAAAAAAATGGATTGCTATGAAAGAGGAAAATAAAAATGAGTAGCATAATCAATATAATGGCAACAATCTTTATACAATGAAGTTTTAAGGCTTAGGAATCGTGGGTTAGACGTATGACACCAAGTCAGCAATGCAAAGCGGCAGGGCTGAAAAGTCTTGCCGAGTTGGTGCGAATTAGCGGAGAGTCAGAACAAAATATTATAAACTGGCACAAAAAACGCCCGCTTCGTTTTAGATTATTACTTGCCGGAGCGGTGATTGAAAGGCGCAGTTATGAGTTGAATGACAGGTTAGACGATCTTTTAAAATTGCAAAAAGGGTGGGACAGCTATAATGCCCCCGCTATTAATGAAAGAGCTGTAGCCAAGGCCAAAGAGATTGCGGCCCTGTTCCCCGGGGACAGTTGGCAAGCTGTGCCGTGCTCATCGTCTGCGGTGCAATTGGGAAAATATGGTGATGGATTCGATATTGAAATATATATCGAAGCTGTTTAACTTTTTTAACTACATAAAGATAAAAAAATGAGCGCATACATAGATGAGCCATATCAAGATGAATACCAGTCTCAAGAAGCCGAAAAGTTGGACTATGAAGCAGACTTCCAAGAAGGATTACTAAGAAACGAGCCTGCCGACTGCTTCGTTGCACTTTTAGATTATTTTAAAAGTGATGAATTTTCAGAAGGCGAGGCATCCGATCTACTTTACGATATGGTTAAAGCGTACTTAAATTGCAAATTTGAAAACAGGCACACTCCATTTAATCAGATTGTTAATTCTGCGATTGAATGGCAAGCAAAACAAAACGCAATAAAAATTCTTAAATAAAAATAAGGGGATAAAAATGTATTACGAAACTGAAGATGTAAAAATCGATTATGACGAAAAATGCTTTTTTAAAGAGCACATAAAAATGACATTATTAGCTATCGCGTTTGTTTTTGTAGCAGCTGTCATAAGCATTTCGTTTGTCGGATTTTGCATGTAAAAACTAACCGGCCATTCCCCTAGAACTCCGTGGTATGTGTGATAAGGGTACAGGTGCCAGCCTTGAGGGAGTTGATTTGTGTATATGCAGTCAGGCCGATGATTTCATGACTGCATAATATGCGAATGGTGGGGGATTTACATAACACCAAAAAATCAATTGGCACCAAAACAACTAACAATTCAGGAGTAACACTATGAACGAAAAAGAAAAGAGGATCGCAATAATCGTCTATCAAATAGCGATAGAGAATGAGCGATCCCGAGTTGAAAGCACCTCACATCATCATCGACGGGCATCTGACTTGTCTTCAAACATGGCTAATAGATGGGGAAGTGAGGCTGAATATGATGGAACTTGGGATAAAATAGACGCAAAAATTAAATATTTTATTGGGGATTAAAATGGAAAATAAACCGTGCCCATTTTGCGGCTAAAATGATTTAAGAATAGGGATAGGGGAAAGTTATGTTGTATGTAACAGCTGTTTCGCGTTTGGCCCTACTCCAAATTATAATATTTTTGCCCAGCGCGAAATAATTGAAGTGCTAATCTAGGAATCATGGAACAACAGGAAATAAAATGACACACGATCAAAAAATTGAGCTTTTAACGCTCTTAAAAGAATTCCCGATGTCTACGACCGCTTTTTTGTTTAAAGCGGCGTGTGAAACATCAGGGTCTCAAATACCTGACCCGTCGGCATTGAGTAAGATTATTTACACAGCTCGCGGGAGAGGGCTGCTTACAACATCTGATGCGGGTAAAACTAAAGTCCACAAAATAACTGGCAAAGGAGTGGAAGAACTTATGGGAAATGAACAAAATAATACGGTTATTGTTGATAATTCCGCAGTGTTGGCAAATGCGCCAGGTCGACAAAAAGAAGAAAATAACAATATTGAAATTGCGTTTGACGTAATCCGGGCTGCAATTGCTGAGGCAAAAAACAAAAAGACTGTTGTTATTGAGCGTAAAGAGCAAAAAATCAGCACGTTGCTTAGGCTTGGCGCGCTTATGAGTGATGACATCAAAGTAATTTTTGATGAAATTATTTCCGATCTCGAGAGACTTTAAATACTGAGGAGCGGCTATGAAAACGATAATTATTATTGCGCTGTCTTTATTGATTACTGGGTGCCAGGCGCTAAAACCTTACGAATTTAACCCCGTTGTCGATAACCGCACGCACGAACAAAAAGTTAGCGATGATTGCCTTAAATATTTTGGTGGCGAGTGCAATGCGCTGCAAAAAGAGCAAGTAGAATATGCAATGGAAGCGGAATATAAGGAAGCTAGACAAAACATTAGTGACATGGCAAACGGTACTGGAAAGTACGCTAATGATGCGCTAATTCAAGCTATTGATGAAAATACCAGAAGGACTAACAATAATTTGATGTGGCTTAGGATCGAAAACGGGATGCGGCGTTAAACTTCATTAACTGTAACGCTTGCTGTATAAGAAGAAAACCGGGCAAGCGTTATATCCGAAAGTTGATCTAATTTTCCGTAAATCTGGTAATCCTGTTCCTTATTTTTATCGGTATCTCCAGGGAATACACTGATAAAAATGGGGGAAGGAAGGCCATTTGATCTTAAAATGCGCATTAAAACCTCCCGATCTGCCGGTATTAAATCTCCATAGTCAAAAGTGAGCATTTTTGCTCTTGGCTTAATATCAGTTATCAAGTCACCTGAATCGGTGCGCGTGTGTACGCTGTCATCCTTGTAGCCAAGTTTCAAGCCAAAATCTGCATTATATGTTGGTTCCCAGTAGTCTCCGGTTATCAGCCTGGCCGCTTCCACATATCCAGCCGCATTGCCTGAATCTACCAACTCAATATAAAGCTTTCTCACCGAGCCGCCGGTAAAGAATAACCCAGCGTAAACCCCGCCGCCATAGCTAAAATTAGCCACGCCTGGCACATTTAAGTCCCACCCCATTGCTGTTGCTGATGTCACCGCGCAGCATGTTAAAGCGGTGGTATCGAATACGGCTGTTGCCACGCCTGGAGTGTCTGTAGTGAGAGTATACCCACGCACGCGCATGGTGGCCGCGTTGGTTAAGTTGGTATGAGCAAGAATAACCGCTTTTATTGTACGCAAGTTTGACCAGGTTACAGTCAATTGTGCGCTGGTTGCTGTTGACCGCCAGACTTGGCTTTTAATATCAGTCAGCAAGTTAGCAGCCGCCAATGTCCCCGCTGTCGTGCTAGCCGTTAGCGTCAGATTTTGAGCTAATTCGTTGCGATGGATAATTCTTAAATTTGCCATTTACCAACCTGCCGTGTAATCGTAACTTTCTATCGCTGGCACTGTATTAAGCGCTGTGATCGCGTCTTTATGTGCCCAGGCTGCAACACGCAATGCGGTTGTCCGTGCAGATAGAGCAACCAACAGCCGATTTAACCAAAGCTTATATCCGATCAATGTTAAAAAAGTGTGCGTGACATTATCGGCATCTCGCCACACGTAAGCCGATTCTGGCTGCGATGCGGCGTCTCTTGCTTGTAACTCAGCAAGTTTTTTCATAACTGCGTCTTTTGATGCTTGGTCAGCATCAATATTTTTATTGTCATAAATAATGATTGCATTGTCTTTTTGCGTTCTTAATTTTTCAATTTCCAGTTTTATCCGCGTTCTCGCGGCTTGAATATCACCAACCCACGCGCGAGCTTGTGGATCCCAAACGTAATTGTTACTAGGCTGCTCGCCTTTCGAGACTGGTAATAAATCCTTGTTTGGCCCCACAAAATCAATATAAACAGCATTAATATTATGCTGCCCTTCTATTATCCCTTCACCTTCGTGTGCTTGATGTTCAAAATCATTTTCTAAACAACATCCGCTTCTTATCACCTCTCCGGTCAACGGGTCGTAAACAGTGAAATTTTTCATCTTTTAAGCCCTATTATCTCTATCGAGCCATTCTCAATTTTACCGCCCGTGCCATTGCCATCAAAAAATGGGACAAATTCAGCTCTATATTCTACCGTTCCAGCTGGGGGGGCAGGAACATACACTATTGCAGTTGCATTAACCATAGCAGCAAAAGCAGTTGTCATATTTGGCAAATGTACCATATTCCTGGTGCGATATAATGAGCCATTTATATATAAGTTGTAGTATACATTGCAGCGGCCTCCATTTGAATCTGAAACTTTAGTCGTTAAAGTTATGCTTAGATGAAGCAACACATTTTGTGCATCTGAATTAAAAGATAAATATGTATTTATTGTTGATTGTGTCCCGCCATAAGTATTAGCATACGCCATCCCTGATACAGCACCTTGCGCCATGTAACTTAAATAATTTGATGGCGAAATAATCGTGGTTTGTCCACCAATGCCATCAGACCAAGGCGATAATTCGGCTTGATTAGCTCCGGCAATACCTAAAAACGGCAGTGTTATAAAAGCGTATGAACTTGGCTGCCCGGAATTAGTCGCTAATTTTTGAAATATAAAACGGGCTGATACAGCGCCAGCTGGCGCTTTCTGAAAGCTATAGCATCTCTTATATCCAATTAGTGCAGCCCCTCCTTCATAATCACCTGTATTTATTTTGTCCCCTGCTAATTGCTGCCCTTGCCCTATATTATTGCCTGATTGGTCATAAAAATCGGCAACCACGGCAACGGAGCATCTATGCGCACCAGTATAAGCTGATACTTCTATCGTTTGCCCGGCTATTACCGGAATACGCTGTGCGCCATCGATATAAAGATAAGCATCACCTGTCCCAGCGCTAAAATTCCCACCGAACCAAGCCGTTGATTGAATAGCGGATAGACTCCACGATGGTAAATTAAGCGAAAATCCAGGTGTATAACTCCACTTATCAAACCCCAAATAAAACCCGGCATTAGGTAACAGGTTTTTTCCTGTCCCTGCGCCTATATTTCCACTGCCAACGATGATATTAGGCGGCAATACGCTTTGAACAATGCGAGGGTTTGCCGCTTGTAAAATATTATCAATCGCGTTTTTGATGGCTGCCATGATTAGTTTATACAGATTGCATGTAAAGAGGTTCCGACCGTGCCGCCCGATTGAGAAAGGGCATATACCTTTATAACGAGATTCGATGTTACCCCCGACTTGAATGTAATGTCAAACCGTGTACCCGTCTCTGTTGTCGCGCTAAAGTCCAACGATACCGGACTGGCGCTGCTATCTTCAAGGCTTGCCTCAACACGGCAAGCGCCGTTAAGTTGAGACACATAAACGGATGCGACTTTCTGAGTTGTAGTCGAGACGCATTTCACCTGCCAACCTGCATTAAGCACGCGGTAATACAATGCCGCAAAAATATTTGATCCGCTAGCCGTTGGAGTTCCAGAAGACCATTGAAACGACTGCGCCGCGCCCCAAGATTGTACCGTTGTGCCATCTAACACGGTATGAGTTGCAATAATTGTCCCGCCTGATTTCCTTGTGTTCGCCGTGTTGCCGTTACCGATTGAATATTTGTACCAGTCATCAACCCCTAATGTCGCTAAATTCCCGTTGGAGGCATTACCATCGGTTTTAGTAATCGATAGTACGCCGGACGCTGATTGTGTGGTTGCGCTTAACGTGTTGCTGCTGGGGCTAGCATTTGCAGCCGCGTCCAGTGCTTTAACAGCAAAATTATAAGCAGTCCCGGCGGTTAAGCCGGTTTTGCTATAGCTTGTTGCCGCGGTAATCGTATTCGTTACCGCGCCATCAACAAGGATTTGATTTTGCGTAACGCCTACGGCATCAGTGCCCTGTGTCCACACTAAATTGACTTGGCTAGACGAGGTTGCGGTGGCGCTGGTTAGCGTTGGAGCGGTCGGGTTGGTTACGTCAGATGACGTAGTACCGTATTCTGTGCTAAGACCATATAAAGCTAAGCGGTTAATTTCTGCAACGATTAAATCAGCAAAGATACCAGCGCCTGAATTATTTGGGTGGGTATTATCAGCTGTGTAATAGAGTGCAGTTGATCCCGCATCGCCCAATGTTTGGCAATAAGACTTACTCAATTCATAAAGCTGAATGATTTTTACATTCTGCTCTCCGGCTATTTCATACAACCGTGGCACAAATGGATGATTGTCGTATATTTTGCCGCCGCTAAAATAACGCCGTGTTAAAGAGGTAACAATAATTGGAGTCGCGCTTTTAGCTTTAACGTCGATAACCATTGTAGTTATGTTCGCTTTATACTCGTCCGATGTGCTATCACCCTCATCGTTATGACCTAAACTAATGAATACGTAATCGCCAGAATTGACGGTCGCTAAAGTTGTTGTCCAGTTTACCCCACCTGTGTGAGCAAGCCATTCTTTAGCCGACGTTCCCCCCACTGAGGCATTGGTTACTGTTGCTCTCGCAGCCAGTTTAGTTATTAAAGGTGTACCCCAACCTTGCCTGTCTGTTGTACTTACATATTCAGCCGTTGAATCGCCGACAATAACAACTTTACCTGTGTAAGTGACTGGCGTTGGGGTTGCGTTTACGCCTTCATACGCGCCTAGGTCTGGAGATGCGCCGGTGTAGGTAATGCCTGTTATTGGCGTACCTTTATCTATAAGATCACTACCTGATACAAGTTTAAGATAGGTCGAGTTTGGCAAGTTACCATTAACATCTCTCGCGCCCTTTGCTGTTATTGAATCGACACTGACAAAATCAGCATTAGAGACAGTAACCGCTAAGTTCCAGCTATTAAAAGTGGCGCTAACATTAGTTGCATTATTAGCCCCCGTATGAGCCAAATTGTTTTTTAAAACATGAGCCACAGTACCAGACAAATTGGCCGGTGGAGTGCCCCAAAATGCGAAATTATACGCGGTGTTATTATGGCCAGTGCAATTGTAAATATAGCAGGGCAGGTTCGCTTCATTCTCTGAATAACCAGACACCAAATTCTGAAAAGCCACACAGTTTTTATAAGTATTCCCGCCCGAATTACCAGACGTATTCGTTCTACGCCCACCCATCTTAAAGCCGTTACCATTACCACTTGGCACGGCGGCGTCATTTACTGAGTAACCATTACGCCAAGCATAGCAATTAGTAAAAACCACCGGCGCTGAAGATAAATTGTCTTGTGAGTCAAAGGAATCATACCCATCATCCGAGTTGTAGTAACTGCGGCATCCTGTAACTGTATTTCCGAGTCCTGTAGAGCCAAAGCTAAACCCGTCAGTATCACCGGCAACGGTGCCACGGTTATGATGAGAATCAATATTGATAAATTGGTTGCGCGCTGCTGAGTTCCACACGATCACACCTGTCGCTTCAACCCCAACAGCGCCGCTTCTTCCTGTAAATCCTATGTCGAGATTCTCAAAAATATTATCACTTGACGAGCCAATAACCCGCAGCCCGCCATTGTAGCAATTTTGTATGCTTAGGTTCTTAAAGTGCAGCCAGTCAAAGCCGGATACCCGTATGCCGTCTACTGATGTCGTTTGCGCCATCCCATCGATAATTGGCCGTTCGCCCGGATAACCAAAGATATTAATTCTATTATTGCTAGTTCCACTCCGGATAGGGACAATGTGAGTCGTTATCGGGTAAACACCGCCGCGAATATAAACGGTATCGCCAGCATAAGCCACTGAAATGCCTTTCTGAATCGTGCGATAGGGTAAAGTAAGCGTCCCTGTCCCCGTGGTGTCATTACCTGCCGTTGATACGTATATGCCAGATACCGTTGATGTTGTCGCTGACGCCGTGTTGCTATCGCCGCTGGTATTATTTGCCGCGTCATAGCCGCGTACTGTGTATGCGTAGTTCGTGCTGGGTGATAACCCGGAATCAGTGTAAGAGTTAGTTAGTGATGTACTTACCTGCACGCCATCACGAATAATTTTATAGCCTGTAACCCCCACGGCATCTGTTGATGCCGTCCATGTCAGCCCGATACTCGCAGCGCCTAAAGCCGTTGCCACAAGACTTGATGGTGCGGTCGGCGCGGTGGAGTCTGCCCCGCCCGACGCGGCTGACGTTACTGTTATGCTCCAACCTCCGGCAATACTGCCGCTATCCGCTGCGCCATCGTCATAAACAAACAGCTTCCACACGCCGTTTGGTGATATGCCATTGAATGTGGCAAGATCAATCGAGTACGGCATCGCGGGCGCTGGCGCTGGTAAGCTGGTATCTGCCGACCCATAAGCAATATTTGTGGGCAAATAAGTTCCAGTTGATAATGCCGTTCCGGGTAATGACGACCCTGCCGCCATAGAAAAAGTAAGCGTTACCCCGGATGTCGCTGTTGCTGCCCCCACATCACCCATCAACATCACAAATTTTGTTGCATCAGGAGACTGTAGAACTATTTCAACGTCTGATGTGTAAGTATGACTAAAATTAATTAATTGCGCGGTTATATTAGTGATCGTCCCAACCATATCCGCTATCGTAATCTCAGAAGGATAGGGAACCCCGGCCTGCGCGTTCGGCCCGATGGTGATAGCGCCGGTATTCGATACGGTTTGAGTAGTTGATCCGCTTGATGTCGTTGCGGTTGAAGTATTAGACACTGCGCTTAAATTCCCTGCGGCATCAAAAGCTTTTACCTGGAAATTATACAAAGTAGCCGCTGCAAGCCCGGTTGCGTCATAAGCCGTAACCGCTCCGATGGTGTCAATAACCGATCCGTTTCTGATTATTTGGTTGCCTGTAACCCCTACCGCATCAGTCCCAGCCGTCCACGCCAAGGCGATTGTAGATGATGATGTGGTGGTTGCCGTTAAACTCGATGGCGCGGTGGGCGCTGTCGTATCGGCAAGGGCAAGAGTTGATGTCGTTGCCGTGTTTGACACGCTGCCAATGTTGCCGGCGGCATCCACGGCTTTCACTGTAAAGCTGTAAGATGTTGCAGGGGTTAAATCGATAGCCGAGTAAGTTAAGACATTGCCGATAACGTTAATTAACACGCCGCCTAAGTAAATGTTGTACTCAGTCACGCCAGCCGCGTCTGTTGCCGCTCCCCATGCCAAATCAATCTGTGTTGAACTGATCGCTGTTGCTGTTAATGTCCCTGGGGCGGTAGGCGCAATCAGGTCAATAATAGGCGGCAATGTTTCAAAAATAGCCTCAACATAAACCCGCGAGGTCATCCAATCTGGTTGTAGTTTTATAACCGTTCCCGTTTTACCGGCTGATAAATTAAACCGTGGATGCGTTAAAGTGACGGCATCGCCCAGGTTTAAAAACAAGCCTTGACTAAACAGCTCAAAACCAAAGACAGTACGCGGGGTTTTAAAAATGTCCATATGCCGATCTGCTTCAGCGCTGGCGTCAGCTGTGGCAAGCAATAGGGTGTCGCGCTGGATAGGCTCCGCGTCTAATTTGTAGAGCGTTGACACGAGATTATTTGTGCGTGTTATCGTCAAAAACTCGTTACTGAGTAAATCTTTGTGCGCTTCAGGTATGCCAGTTTGCAAGCCGGTTTGCGTTGTCCAGTTTTTGCAATAGCCCAATTTAACGGATGATGTTACATTAACTCGAGAAATAATTCTTAAGCTGTCCTGAACTATGTCGGCATTTGTTATTGCCGTGGGCGTTCCCGTAGGCGGGAAGGTAATCTTTAATAACTGTAATTTCCCCAAACGCGACATAACAGCAACAGCGCCAACACTTGCGGCCATTTGCTGAATGACATTAATGACATTTTCACGGGCATTAATATAAACTCCAACGGGCTGTTTATTTGCACCTTCAAAAGCCACTAAATTTGACAAATCAAGGTCTGCACTTAAAAAGCGTGTTGATGCTTTGCCGTAATTCAAAGCGATTATTTGTATGAGTTCAGCAACAGTATTAAAATATTCAGCGCCAATATTAGTTGTTGCATAACCCTGCGCGCTGACAGTAATTACCCCCGCTGGTGCTGCTGTCAAGTTAAACTTTCCGGTCTCAAGTGATGGCGTATAAGATGTTATCGGTACGCCATTGTCACGCACTTCGATAATGCCAGCAATGCGCCCGCTATGCACTTGATATTCAAGCGTCGCCGGGTTAGTCAGCAATGGCGTAACGTTAAATACTTCGCCAAATATTAACGGCAAAACGTTGTCGGCATTAGGTGTCGTCCCGCCCAGCTTTACATCACTAACCGGCGAATTAAGTCGCTCCAGTTTGTCTCTTATTTTTAAATTGACTCGATCCCGGCTTTTACTGTCAATGTCCGCTATAACGCCGTCAAAAATAAGCTGGAAGTCAGCACGTGGCCAACTTAAATCGCCTATGTAAACTTTGATTGAGCGATTAGACCACACGTAATCAAGCCAGCCGTCACGCTCACCGGCTACGTTATAGAGTTCAAGATCACCGTAGGCCATCGAGGCGGTGCCATCGAGTGTGATTTCTTCGACAACATTAACGCCTCCGGCAATCGCTGGGAAATAAACGGTGTTGGCTGGGGTGTCTCCCGACCTTGATACATAGCCTTTTGACGACAAATAAAAAGTTGTTTCTGTTCCGCTCACATTTGCCGTTACTTCAGCCAATATGCAGCGCAAGGCGGTCTGGTTATTAAGCCATGCCAAATTATAAGTCATACAATTACCGCTTTAGATTTTGTTGCCCAGACAACATCTTTTGATGCGTCCTTAGTGCCTGTAACGACTTTATCAGCCGCCCGGTCATTGGCGTCGTAGTTGCTTTGAATAACAGCGCCGGTTTGGTCATGTTGTTCTGCTCTCAATTGTGCGACCTCTGCGCGTAATGCTTTTAATTCTGCAACAACTTCTTGACTTATGGCCCCGTCATTCCTGGCCTGACTTGCGGTCAATACGCGCTCGCCTTTGTGCAGCTCTGCACGATAGCCGTCGAATGGGACAAAATCAAGGCCGTTTTTATGTGAGCCGTTGGTCAATGCGTAAGTGTCGATTGTTGCGTAAGTGTCATAAATATTCGCTTTATTTGCTACTTGCTGATTAATCCAATCGATTTCAAATGCGGTTAATTGCCTGCCTAACGCAGCGATACCGTATTGTGTTATCTCGCTTTTCAAGTCACCGGACGATCTTACCGATTCAAGATAATTTATCAGATTGATAGTTGCGTCATAATAATTTTTAGATGTGGCAAGCGCAGCGGAGGCATTGGCTTTCTCGCCATTAAGCATATCAAGCTCCGCTTTTGCCTGAATAACAGCCGCATTGGATGAAAATGCCCGGCCAGATGCTTGGGCGTTAGCGAGTAAAATCGGCAATTGTTCGGTCAACCTATCCATCGTCGCTTGATCGCCGACATCGGAGGCGCGTTGGAAGTAAGCTTTATTTTCAGCCACTGCCCGGTTAGCGTCAAGCTTCCATTTTGCAATAGCCGCCGTTTCGTTGTTGTATTTTGCGACCGCGTTATCATAAGCGACTTGCGCGGATTTTTGCGCGGTTGCGGCATTATCATAGTTTGCCTGTTTGCTTGCTAAATCATTTTCAGCCGCTTTTGAATCTCCGATGGCTTTGCTCATTTTAGCCTGGGCGTTGATCGCATTATAAAGATTGTCTGTCGCGTCTTTGACTGATAAAACAGACCCGTTAATTGTGTTCAAAATGTCATTGGCAGCGTTCATCGCGTCCAACTGCTTTTGTGCGTCTGTTTGTTGCTCTCCGACCAACCCGGAAACGCTATCAATCCCGCTCAATACCATATTAAAGTCATCGGTATATTGCGATCCGCTGGCATTATAGGTGCGTGATGCGTCCAGAAAGGTTTTTGCCTTATCTTGAATGCTACTTAACGCCGCTTCATAAGCCGCCTGGCTTTCTTTAGTCGTGCCCGCGCCGCCTTTAATTGTGTCATATGAGGCATAAAGCTGTTTTCTTGACTCGTTGTATTTATCAAGCGGGGTGCCTGTTGATAAATTACTCAAAGTCAATGACTCTTTAAATGCTTTCATCTTGGCGATAAAGTCTGTCATTTTAGCGATAACCCCGGAAATTTCTCCAGTTTGTGCTTTATATGCCGCCTTTAAATCTTCGCGTGCTTTAACAACGGCGTCATTGGCGTTCTTGCCCATGCTGTCGTAGTATTCTTGTTGTGCTTTAGCCGCTTCCTGAGTGGCTTCAGTCGCGTCTGTTATCGCTGTGTAATAGGTATCAGCCGCTCCAGCCAGCTTTAATAACAATGAGTACCGTTCGGCATCGGCGGCGTTGTTTAAATTAAGCCCTTCAAGCAAGCTTCTATAGCCTTCTCGCGTTTTTGGCAATAGTAAATTAAGATCGCCAAATTGACTGATTAATCGGTCTTGCAGCCGTGTATTTTTTTCAGCATCAGAGTAAAACTTGTCATAATATGCCTCGAATTGCGCTTGAAATTCTTCAAGGCCTCCAGCGGCTTGTACTAGAGCATCACTAAGAGCAAGTGCATTTTCGGTCATAACAAGGCCGGATTGCGCCAAGGCGTCTTTTACCACTGCAACCTCTGAAACAATACGGATAGCAGTCTCTAACATGCCTTCGCCAAGCTGTTGATATTGCCCTACGATGTCACCAAAAACAGACGCGGCCATCGTGTCCAGTGTTGCCGAGAGAACCCCGTTCATTTTCTTGGCGGCTTCTTCACCGCTAAGCCCACGTAACTCGACACGCAAAGAGGGGATGATGTAATCAGTTACCCGACCTCCGATGTCTATGCCGATCTGCTTGCCAAGCACTGCTGCGGTCGCGGTCATGGTATCCCCCATCGATGTGAATACGCTTGTTAACGCTTCCTTAGTGCCCTGATCAAGTTCTGTTAAAGCTTCACGAAACGTTACTTTTTTACTAATCCAACTTTTTCTTGTGCGTTCGATTGTGGTGTATTGACTCCCGGTGACGTCTTCCCCGGCACGAAGTGGGTCAGTTGCAATCCCCCCTCCGACTACCTTTTCTTTGATTGTGCCAAAAAATAGTTTTGTTAATAACTTTTGTACCGGGTCGTATTTTTGCAACAAATTGCCGATCAAAGCCAGCGATTCGCCCAAGCCTGGCAAGCCTGTTAGCATACTCAATGTGCGAGAAGCTGTGCCATTCGGATTAACTTTAGGCAAGCCAAGCTGTTTTGTTGGTTGTAGCAAACCAACCTGATCTGTAATGCCCCCAGCTTGATATAAACGGGTTATTACATTAGTAACACCGCCTTGTAAAGCTGACACACCCGCATTAATGCCGCGCAATTCGGCATATTCTTCAGCATGGATGTCTTTTAGCAACTGGTAAACATTGCCGATTGATTCTGATTTTGCGGTTTTATCGCCAAGCACTGTCCCTGTATCAACAGAACCCGACGGAGGCACAGCGGCGCTTTTGCCCCCAACCGAAGCGACAATACTCGCCATAATAGCGGCCATCGCAGCTATCCGCGCAAACGCTGTGTAGGGGTCGCCCTTCCCTTGTGACGCTATAGCAATAGCGGCCTGAACTGCCAGAGTTGTTAATGCAATGACATTATAAGCCAGTGCCGCGTCTTTGCTTTCTCCGTACATCGATGCTGTAGCACCGGCAATTTGTCGCACCCCGTCAAGCGAATTATTGAGGCTTTGCGCTTTTAAATCGGCATATTCTATCTCGCTCTTTTTACGCGCTTGATCGTACTCTTTTAAATCATTTAAATAGGTTTTGCTTGCTGGGTCTGGCTTTGATTCTTCTAAAATCTTTTTTTGTTTAGCTAGTGATTCAAATGCTTTGGCATTTTTTTGAGTCACTTCAACCATTGAATTTAACGCCCCGATTAATGTGCTAACACCGCCCAAAGCACCATCAAAAACGCTGCTTGTGGTAGCTGCCAAGCCTGACATTTTATCGCTTGTTGTGTCAATTGCGTTGTTATAATCTGCTACAGCTGCGCGGGCGGCATCTATACTTTTCGTTTGTGCTTCGACATCAGCATTTTTATCAAACTGCTTTAAATACGGCGCTTGTTGATCTGGAGCAATGCCCTTGTTTTTGAGTGTTAGCGCGTAATATTCTCGAGCTGATAAAGTCAACTGATTATACTTTTCGATAAGAGCGGCCATTTCTGATTTTTGCGCTTGATCGGCTTTTGTCTTTTCTTCGATTGCTTTGTTTGAGTCCCAGATAGACATGGCGTAAGCTTTTTGCGGAGCGTCCATTTTAGCTATAGCCTCGGACTGGGCAAAGTAATCGCGCTCTGACATAACGAGTTTTGCGTGTTGGTCGTTTAATGAAGCAATTGTTTGTTGTGTGGCTTTTGCCGTTGCTTCTGCTTCACGTTGCGCGTTGCTAATCCTGGTTGATGTGTGAGCTGTATGTGCACGGGTCCCCCCTGCGTGTCTTGCTTCTTTTTTTGCGACTTGCTTTGATTCTAAATCATCCAGCCATTGGTTAGTTTGTGCTATAGCTGCTGCCCTATCTTTGTTTAATTCTATTTCTGCATGAGCATCATCGGCTTTTTGTTTTTTTCTTGTCAGAGCATCAAGCCTGTTTTTTTCGACATTAATGTCATACCCGGCAAAATCAGCTAAGCCCTTACTGATAAAACCCATGCTATCAAACGTTTTTATTCTCGCTTCGGCATGGGAAATTTGATTGTCAATAGACTCGCTTATGTTACGTGATAGCGTGTTAAGCAAGCCAGACATTGAGTCTACAATGTCTTTTAAGATACCCTCGCTTTTGTCGTTCATGAGTGTGTCTTCAAACGTGTGCCATGCGTCCGATAAGTTGCTTATTTTACCGTTAAGGGTGTCCATAGCTTCCGCATTGGAGCCGCTGGCAAGCTCGCCCATTTTTATAATGAGCTTGTCTATAACTTCCCTGGTTATATCGCCATCTTTGGCCATTTCCGCAAGTGCGTCCCCTTGTTTTCCAGTTACTTCCGTGAGCAATTGCATTATTGGGACACCGCGCTCGGTAAGCTGATTCATTTCCTCAGCTTGGAGCTTGCCTTTTGAATAAGCCTGCCCAAGTGCCAATGTTATGCCTGTGAGCGTTTCAGTAGAGCTGCCAAGCTTTGCGGCCTGGTTGGTAATGGCTCCCATAACTTGTGCGGTCGGCTTTATACCGAAGTTTTGCAAGGTAACAAATGATTTTGTTAGCCCCTCTATTTCAAACGGGGTGTTTTTGGCAAATTTGGTGATAAAGTCAAAAGTGTATTTTGCTTCTGCTGCTGATCCTACTAGCGCCTTTAACCTAGCTCTTAGGCTCTCCATTTCTCTATTTGTATCGACAATATCTTTAACGACAGCCGCTAAAGCTATCCCGCCCAACATGTTTTTTAAGCCGTTAAGCGTCGAATTAAGCTCTGCAAACTGCCGGTTGCTTGTTTGTGCCGCATTGCCAGCACCGGCAACCCCATCACGCACACGGTTCATTTCTGATGTGACCTGCCCGCTTCCCTGCGCGCGAATGGTGACACCTACAACGATATTATCAGCCATTCTTTTTGCTCCTTTTTTTATTTAGTTCTTCGACTACAGTGCGAGAAAAAAGCATAATCCCTTTGAAAGTTTCACTGTCGAACTGAATACCGGCATAATCCCAAATTATCTTAGCCGCCGGGTAATCCAATCCGACAAGATCGCCCATCCCTGCGTATTGCCAGGCACAGCCGTCAAGGATGAAAAAAGCCTCGAGAACCTGCGCGTTTTCTTTTAAAATTTCAAAGTGCGCGGCTTCTTTTTCTTCGTTTTGGAGTAGTGATATGCCCAATAAACTAGCATCTTCATCTAACTGTGTTGTGTCACCATCGTCCGGCTGATTAACGTAATATTCAGCCGCTTCTATTAGTTTTTTCTTTTAACTGCTTTGCCTGAGATGGACTCAAAAAAGCCTTTAATTAATGCGCTTCTGACAAATGGGATAGATAAGATAAGGTCTTTATTATCTTCATTAAACAACAGATTAACCCCAGCCTCATCCCTGAATGCTTCTTCTTCCCATCCGATCAAAACATCTGAAAGAATGTCGGCATCTTCTTCGGCCTCGTTCTTTACGATGTCATCAATCCTTGCCTGGCTTAACATTTTGAATTTGACACGGACCTTTTGATCGTTAAAGCCGCCACCATCAATAGGTTCTGAAATAGTAACCGGCCAGCTGTAACTTTTGTCTTTTTTTATTATGAACGCCATTTTCTTACCTTTTTAATTATAAAAATGGGTAGGTGTTACCCTACCCAACCAATCAATTATTTGCTGCAAATTCTTAGTTCGTCGTTACCAGCTGCGCCCAACGGGATGAACATCAAGCTGAAATCCATCATCGCCACGCCGTCCGAATCTGAATATTTCGGGTCGGCAAGCTGCGCTTTTGGTGATGTAAACCCGACGATGTTACCTGCCGTTTGCCCATGCTTAACACAGAAAGGCCCGGTAGTCGCGTTTTTAGCGATAGTCCACCAATCTTTTGATGCAACGGTAACTGCTTCAAGACTAATGCTGCCCGCTGGTTTACGATCTGTAATCAATACGGATTCTGTACCGATTAGCTGCCGGTAAATAATGTTGTTGGCAATGTCGAAGTTAAGCGTTTGTACCACGCCTCCGTTATAGCCAAGCAGGTTAATATCAGTTGTATTCAGCGTTGACACTGTGACTGGAGTTTGCCAGCCGGTAAAGTCAGCAGACGGGAGAGTTTGGTCACTGATTGTTCCCAGCAGCCCGGTGAATTTCCATTTCATTTTTGGAATTTGCTTAACTGATAAGTCAAAGCTTACCGAGCCACGAGCGCCAAGCAAAATATGTCTCACGCCATCTATATTAAAATATATGGATGCGGAAGTGTTTGCAACAGCGGTGCCAAAGTTTGAGTTTGGCGTGTACATCACATTTGCGCCGATGCTATACAAGCTGGTCCCATCGGTGGGGACTGCCCAAGGCTTGGCTAGTGTCAGAATTTTTGTAGTACCGTCATATGCGATAATCTCGCCTGATTGCCCTGATCCAGTGCCGCCCGTAAGCGTTACTGTCATGCCAACATAAAAATCGGTGACTGCTGATGCAGCAGCCGCGAGTTTCATCGCTGTTGTTGTGTTGCCTGTTGCCTGACCTGTGCCGGTAATGGCGGCAGCGGTGATGGTCTCGCTGAAATTACACGCTTTAAGCAAGGTGCCCCACTCGGGCGCGGTAGCGGCTGCTCCAGAACCTGCGATTTCAGTCTCAAAAGTTAAAGAGCAAAAGTTCTCAACCCTGATTGACCCTGATCCACCGAAAAAAGGGCGGATGAAGTCTCTTTCAACACTCGATCCGTCCAGGGGGGTAAGATCGAGGTTTGAGCATAAGACAGCATCGGCTGCAACCGGTGTTGAATCGGTGCCATAAGTTGATTCAAGTTTTACGAGAATAACTCGTTTGCGTTGTGCTAAAGCCATTTTGTTATTCCTCGTCTATTGTTTGGGAAAATGACGTTACATCGACCTCTTGCGCCGGTGCTTCTAATTCTTCACTCGGTTTTCTTGTTCCGGTTTCGGGGTCAACTATGTAAGTTCCCGCTAACCCTGTGTATTGATCTTGCATAGTGATTTGCTCCTATGAGCGGATAAATTGATAAGTTTGGAAGCTGTCGCGCCAAATAAAAAAGCCATTTGCAAATGAAACTAAAGCGCCGTCTGCATACTCCATCGGGTCGGCTTCCGGGCATGGTTGCCAGCCCAGCAATGCCGTTCTGACTGACTCTTGCAATGAATCGCTTTCGTCTGCCGCGTCCGCTCCTCTGGCATCTCGAACATTTTTAACGATAATAATGACCGCATATCGAAGCACTACGCGCTGCATAGTTGCACCGATAAGATCGCCGCCTTGCGGCTGCGAGCGTTCTTTGAAAATGTAGCAGCCTGGACTTGAAATTCGCCCGGCAATAATATTCTCAAGATTAGCCGCGCCAGCTACTTCGCTAAAAGCGATGACTTCATCTTTTATCCGCTGTTCGATTAGCGGCCTTAGATTAATCATTAGTAATTATCGATCCCCATGACTGGAGCATAACTGCTAAATACAGCCGATCCTGTTGCTTCTTCGATTACTACGCCGTTAATGTCGGGCGGCAATGTAATCAATCCTTTCGCTACCGCGATCAAGTATTTGATACAGCTGTCGTACCTGGTTTGCACTGAATCGGTCATTGCATCGTCGTAAAGATAAAAACGGGAAATATCACACGCCATACGCACTAAATTTGATGGCACATTAGCAAGTGGCAAAGAATACCGATTCAAGTAGCCATCGATTTCAGCACCGGCATCGCTGATCGCCTGGGTTATAACCGTGTCGTCTATAACGCCTGGATTAGCCCTATCAGTGAGTTGGATTAACTCCAACTCACCAAAGCGGTCGATCATATTTTGCTTAGTGCAATAAGCCATTATTAAGCAACAGCGGCGCTTATCAAATAGCCCGCGTCAACCGCTGCAATAACTGGCCTAACGGCATCTGAAACGTCATACAGCCAAGTGCGAGTATCGGCATCGTAGCGAGGTCTTTCAACAAACGGATAACCTGCCAATTGATAGGTGTAACCATAAGTCGGACGGCCCATATCTGCCATGCCTGACTTTTCGGTGTAAGCGACAACGACAAACTTGCCCCAAACATCAGAAAACACGCCCGCATCGGTAGAGCTAACCGCATCACCGACAAGCACAGTATCAACACCAAAAAGCGAGGCCAATAACTCAACCGTTGGGACGTCACGTCCCGTATATTTTATCCGGTCAATAATTTTAGGGTGCTGTCTCAAACTTTTATATACAGTAGGCCCCATGATGATTGTGTTCGGACGCCGACCGATATCGGAACGAATGGCATCTTTAGCGGTTTCGATGTTTGCAATAGGATCGCTCACGCCGTTGGTAAAATCTGACCATTGGCTAGTGCCTGACAAAGTGGTTTTGTTTGATGCGGCGTAACTTGCGGCAGTAGTCGCAATTCCAGCCTGCTCAACTTCGAGGCGAAGTCTTAAAGCATCTTGCACTGTGCGGACTGATGCTGAAGCCAGATTAATGCCTGGTACGGCTTGTGCCTCTTCTTGTAACTCAATAGGTACGACAGCGCTCAATGCGTGATCGACGATCCCATAAGACTGATTAGAGTAACCAACGTTTATGCGTTTAACCGCTGACCCTGGAGCGCGCGCGGTGTCGTAAGCCATGAACGCTTCTTTGCCGAACTGAATGATCTTGCCAGCGCGCTGCCCAACTGAAACTGTCGGGAAAATTGCGTTGCCAACAAGCTCGTTGTTTTTGTAGCCTTGTGCGACTGTTGATAGAATCGGGTCTATAACTCGCGCGGCTGATGCTGATAATTGTGCCATTGTTGTTGATCCTTATGCTGCGATAGGAGTTAAAAGAACTTCGATAAAATCGCCATCTGCGGCGGCTGCTTGTAATGCTATACCTACGCGCGCGCCTGAAGTTGCCCAGGTAATGACTTTGCCGGTGTTTGTCACTTTCAGCGTTGCGCCTGCGGTAATTGCCGCGCCAGCTTCAACAATAGTTGTGCCCTGAACATCGACTGGAACTTTGTCCCCCGATACAGCGGCCTGTCTGACCACGCCTAGCACAAAAGCATCAGCGGATGGGACAGCACCGGCAAAAGTGACAAAACGATCCGCTGTTAAAGTTGCCGAAGCGGCAATAGTTAGCGTTAAAATTGGGAATGCTTGCTTACTCATTAGTTAGCTCCTATCGCTAAAGCTGCGGCTTGATAAGGGATGTTTTTTTCTTTTGCGTGCGCTTCAATTTGAGCGTGCAAAGTGGCCTGTTCTTCATCGACGGTGTAACCTTGAGCCGCCTTAAATTGATGCTTGTTGCGTTGGTCAGGTGCTTGCCCGCCTGTTTGCGTGTTTTTCAATGCTGCAATCGGTTGGGCGGTTTCGAGGTAAGTCGATAAAGCCGTCATATCAGACTTGCCCAATGATTCAGCCCACGTTTTTTGCGTTGGCAATAAACGCCCGTCGGCTAAAGCAGGTTCAATCAGTTTGTTGATTGTGTCTGCTTGCACTATCGCTGATAAAGCGGCTAATTCTGATTGCAAAGCAGCCATATCTGACAGCGGCACAAACTTTGATGGGTCTGGTGTCTGCAATGCGGCCACTTGCGCGGATAGCGCTGTCACTTGTAAAGCTGATTCTCTTAAGGCAGTGATGGCCGACAAAATAGCCGCGTCATCCGCGCCCTCTTGCAAGCATAACGCTTCGAGTTGTTCTTTATTCATCGGTTTCTCGCTTTGATAAAGGTTAAAGTGCGCGGCGGCAAGGTCATTCAAACCGTCAAGCGCTGGATAGTTGACCAATGCGGCCATTAGTAAGCCGGTGACTTCACCGGTTTTTTGGTTAAAAGTTAAAACGGGGGATATATAACGATATTCTTTTTCTGTTATTGCTTTTGTGGCGGCAGCTGTCCATTTTACATCGGTTGCGTAAAGGCCATCTTTAGCCCGCCATTGCAAAGCGCTGAACCATCCAGCAGCTGGGGCTTGTTGCCCATTCGACTTGCTGTGCAGAGTTTGGTGATCGTAATCTATCAGATATTTATCTTGTTGCTGTGTGCCAGCGGCTAAAATTGCCGTGGCACTAGCATCTGTCATCACCCAGTTTGACAACCCTTGCGGACGCCCATCTTTAGCTTTAAATTTGCCAGCAGGGAGAAGCTTTATTTCTGTTGGCACAGCACCGCCAAGCTCGATCAGCTGGGCAGATAGCGCGATAGATTGTGTGGTAGTTTTGCTCATGGCGTAATGCTAACGCAAGAGCAGAATAATGGAAGATGAAGCGCTTCATATTATTTTACGACTAGCGAAAATGTGCCCCACATTAAGCCGTTACTATGCCCGGCATCGAAGATTATCAGCTTTGCGACATAGCGGCCGACAACAAGGGAAGATGCTCCAAGCTTTAATATAAGCCTGTCCGCTTGAGTTAAGTCGAACCATAACGGAGCCACATTACTATCGATCAACGTTACACCAACTAATAACTGACAACGGGTAATGCTGCTGTGATCGATAGTAATACCATCACTACTAAGTTTTAGAGCGATTGTGTTGTCACGGCCTAAATAAACTGTTTCTTCAATGTACATAAGCGCTCCTAATGTTGCTTTTTGCCGTCATCGACCGCGTTGTAAATAATGGCGTCATGTCTTGTAATGACAGCCCTGCTGTCGGCATAATGTACTCGAGCACAAAGGCCGCCGCTGCGGTTGCTTGTGCGAATGAATTGGCATCAAGCTGGATAACAGTTAATAAACTTCCGGTTGACACCGCTTGCGCCAATGCACTACCTGATAACGTAGCGCCTAGCATCAAGTCCCCTGTTGCGCTGGCTATCGCTACTGAAGCGCCGGACAATTGAATAGCGCTGGTTAAATTGCCGTCTGCTACGGCAAGCCCAATCGCATTACCCAGCAATGGTATTGCCGTTGTCATGTTTCCGGTTGCTGCAGCGCTTGCGCTTGCCGCACTGGCAAGTCTGATTGTTGTTGCAATGTTTCCGGTTGCCGCCGCATTGGCGGCCGCGTTGCCTTCTAAAGAACTTCCTGCAGTTAAACTGGCTTGCGCCAAAGCAGAGGCTAATGCGCTCCCTGAAAGCCTAATCTGTATAGTTAATGACGCGCTTGCCTGTGCTTGAGACTGTGCATTTGCTGCCAAGTTAGAGGGAGCACCTGGCGCTGTTAAATCGCCTGTAGCGGTTGAGCTATCAACTGCCGCCCCTGCCAGCTTTATTAATGCAGTTAATCCTGCCGCTGCTGCCGCTTGTGCTAATGCCGCGCCGCTTAGCATAATCATTGCGGTTAATGTGGTCGTTGCCGTTGCTTGTGACTGGGCAGTCCCGGCCAATTTAATGCCAGTGGTTATCCCGCCGGTTGCACTCGCTACATCTGCCGCATTTCCTGATAATTTTGCACCGGTTGTTAGTGCAGCTGTAGACGTTGCGAAAGCAACTGCTACCCCGGTTAAATGAATTTGTGTTGATAATGTTCCACTTGCGCTAGACACAGCTAATGCCGCGCCCGTCATAGACGCTGGCGGCGTATAAAGATCACCCGTCGCCGTTCCAGTTGCTACGGCATTGCCGGATAATCTTATCCCTGTACTCAATGCCGCCGTGGCAGTGGCTAAAGCTTGCGCCGCTTCTGCCAGGTTTATGCTAGTTGTTAAGCTTGCGGTGGCGGTGGCTACATCGGAAGCGCCCCCTTCGAGGACAGCGCCTGAACTTCCGGCTGCTGCGGCAATTTCGCAAACTATCCAAGCGTTATTTGCGCCTGTATCAGATTCACCGATAGTAAATGCGCTTCCATTAGTTCTTGGCTGTGTAGTCGGGCGGATTACTGTAGATGAGTAAGCCCCAGCGACATGTGTTGTGCTATCTAACGTACAATTTGCCGCCGCCGCATATGTATTGGTTGCGTTCCAGTCTGCAGCTATCATCCAAAGCGCAGAGCCGTTGGCATTTGTTGGAGTTATTGCTTGAGTAGTATCGCCATTAGTATCAATGCCGCTAAATCTATTCCCTACTGGACACGGGTCAGTTGTATATGCTCCTGTATGTACAATAGTTGCAAGCTTTTTGTTCATACTAGTGCCGCTGCCTTGGGTGACACTAATCGTTAGCGTACCTGCCGCGGTGACAGTGCAAAACCATCCAGCTACTTTACACTCGTTGTTGGTATTAGTTGTTGCTATATTAGTAAAAGCGCTGACTGTAGATGTCCCAGCGCTTTTTGATACAGTCAGTGTTCCCGTATTAGCATTATCTTCTGAAGCGGCTAAAACTAAAACAACATCATTAATTGCAACAGATAGTGAACCACTAGCGATACTTGTATTATTATTTACAGTTGTAAAATTAGTTGCATACGTGATCGCCATTTTGCTTACTATTGCGAGTAAACAGTTAAGCCGATAAACTGATCTGTTAAAAGAGTTATTCTAAAGCGCATCCTGGCAGATTTTGCTACTTCTGGTACTGGGATTTGAAAAGAAACAAGTGGATTTTCTGTAACAGTATTACCATTCTTATCAACAGTCCCTATCTTGTCGTCTATCTCCCAGTTAAATAGATTATCAACTGACCACGTTTGTCCGTTATCCAAACTGAATTGTACGCGTAGATTTCCAGAAGCTATATTTGGAAGCTGGTTTGGGAAAGCAAAGTCAAAACGCAGCTCATCAACAATAGCGGGAACATTCCTTGCCTGGCTATTAAAAGCTCCCGCTGTTCTTTGTTGCGCTGCGATAGTTAATCGTTCTGTCCAGGCCATGACTAATTGTCGATCTGGAATGTAGCCGCTGAAATAGCAAAACTAGGCGCCGCGTCTCCGTTGTTGATGGTTTTATTAGCCGTCAATGCTGAATAAATCCAAATATTACCGGATGTCGAAGCATCGGTAAGCGCCCAGCAAGTGACTACGCCCCAATTCGCTGTGGGTGCTGGGAAAGTTATTGCGGCATTATTTGATGTAGTACCGCCTGATCCTGAACTTGCGGTGGTGCTCGTTGCTGACTGACTTCCTGCCCATTGCGTCAAGCCAGCAGTGACCGCAACACGCGCATAAGAGCCGCCCGTTACTTCTGTCCCGGCGGTCGAATCTGTCGGGCACGCCGTGTACAGTGCAACATACCATGTTGCCGGAGTCCCGATTGCCTGTGCTCTGACAGTAGCATCAAGCACCTTGTTCTCAGCAAAATCGGTCAATGCAGCGGCAAAAGTTAATTGCGATACGATAAGCAATAATAAAATGGTTTTAAATTTTGCTAGTAGTTTCATAAAATTGTTTTAAATTTGGCTAGTAGTGTTCATAAAATTTTCTGATGAGTTGTAGTTAAAAAATTTCAGGTTTAATTCTACATCTAAACGTATGGAATTGGAAGATGAACGAGTTCATATCTGGATCAAAACGCACTGTTTATATGCCGCGTTATAATATCAGTAATGTCCTGTTCCCAGCTATTGGGTAAGCCGCCTGCTTCAGTTGGCATAAATGGTCGCGCGGGGACATTGCCCCACGGGATTGGCGTGTTACGCCGTGTTCTTCCGTATTGCCCTTGAGATGCACCGAACTGATGGGTCTTGCCGTATTTCTCATTGGTGCCTATTTCGACTTGCGTGCGGCTTGGGTTAGGCACAATTGAGTTTTTTAAAATCCCGCTGTCATTCAGTATTTTGTCGTTACCTGGCCGGGGGCCTTTCCTTCTTTTTGCCTTTGTAACATCACTTAACTCTGCCCACGAGTTTCCGTATGGTGTAGCTTGATTAACAAAAGTATTGTCAATTAAACTTGCTACCTTCTCGCCAATGGCTGTCATGGCTGGTGTCATATCTGCTACGGCATGGCTAAGCCTGGATAACGTCTGATCTAAATGCCTTGTGTCTATATTTATTTCAATCATTGGCAATTAATTCCTCAATACGTGCAATTTCTTCCAAAACAAACCACGTTTGTGTCATTTTTTTAAGGGTTATTAGATAACCTTCAAGCTCTAAAATAGAGGCTGTTTCTATATTCCCAATAATTTCAGCTGCTTTTGTCATAGCATTATTAGCTAATGATTGCTGTTTTAATTTTGATCGCATAATATCAAATAACGCGGGCATACCAGAATCTTTGCGTCTTTCTATGGATTGTTCAATGCCTTCTGTTATATCTTCCCCAGGGTTATAGTCCCAGCCTTTATCTGGCTGCATATCATCGGTATTAACCGGTTTATTTAAACCATTATCGCCATTTGAACGCGCGGCGGCTTGCCGATCATTCAGAGCTATACACCGGCATCTGCATTGGTATCCGTTTGGGGGGTAATGGGTATCCCAAAATTTATCATCGATTGGCCTGATAATGCCGTCCATCGCTAGATGGGTTGGACGTACACGACTATCATCTATCGCGTCATACATGAGGTATGGCATATCGGATTTTACTGACTGGAAGCGCTGCCAGCGCCCACGGTTGTAATTACCTTGTAAGTTTGTTCGGTAGATATTCTCAAGGCGGTGAGCTGGCAAGTTTAGCTTGCCATTTTCGAGTATATCTTTTTTCCATTCTGCAAAAGTAGAACCGTCAACCAGCTTTATTGCGAGTGAGTCTCTAACCATTTGCAATTGATCGACGCTTGCAATCCCGGCAATGCTGAATGCCAGTTGTCTTTTTATCCCTTGCTCGTGCGAGTAGTAGGCGTCTGGCAGTTCGACACCCCTATCCGTGGCAGCTTTTATGGCCTGATGAAATGGTACGTTAAAGCCAATTGATAAGGGATTAGCCATTTTCAGAGCTTTCTTTGATTAATGTATAGAGCCTTTCTATTTCATCAATCGCTTCAAATAATATTATAGCCGCTCCGCCACCTTGCTCGTTTCCCTCTTGCCATTCGGCGGTCTCTTTTAGCCGTTCTAATAATGTTTTTTCAGACATGCTTCCCCCTGGACGCTATTTCTTCTCGCGCCTGCCGTGCCACAGAATTATTAACTGCAACATATTGAGGGATAAGCCGGTCAAGAATATCGAGTATTTCTTCCCGTTCACGTCTGGCACCTTCAATGTATGCCGCATCAACAAGCTTGTTTATGTCATTTAATATCTTGTCTGTTGGATCATCTCCGCATAGCCACGCAAGTATTTTATCCAGCATGAGCGTACCCTAATATATCAGCGGCAAATAGGCAGTTAGCAAGCACACGACTAAACTCGCTAGTGTCTTCAGTCTTAAGCACAGTGGCCAGTCTTTCTTCGAGGTCTTGCGGGTCTTTTGCGCCGCGTATAGCCGATGCAATAGCCTCTTGCGATATAGGACTTTTGAGAGCATTAAGCAGGCTATCCCCTAAATCCTCGATTATCTGCTGCTCTTTTGTAAAGCGTTGGGGGGCGGCCAATAATGCCGCCATTGCTTCTTTTTGTTGCGTGTCTGGTTGTGGTGGTTGCGACACAGCCAAGATTTCTTCGTCTTTCTCCGGCATCGGAAGCTTAAGCTTATCATGCAAATAGGCCACGGGTATCTTTGCCCCTACTGCGACAAGCTTTGGGATCGCGTCGGCATAGAGCGCCATGTCTTCAGGCTCTTGTGTGTCGAAACACCAGATAGGTCTAATCGTTAAGCCGTTGACCGCTACGATTGCGCCTAAAAGGTGTCTCGTTAATGTTTCGGCTATTTGTTTAGCGTCATGATCACGTATCTGATAGCGCACGGCATCATGCACGCTGGCTGTTGCGTAGTTTCCATTGTTGCCGGTAGAACTGGTAAGCGTTCCGCCAAGGATCGCTTTTGATACTGATCGCTCACACCACTCTATCAGCGCTTGAAAGCCAGCGCCTTCGCCATTGGTTAAGCTTTCTGTTTTTAAATCGTCCTGTGTCCCGCCTTCAAGTAGAGCAACACCACTCTGCCCCATCGCTTGTAATGCGGCCAAAAGCTCATATTTTTTTGCTACATCGGTTTCGTGATGAAACAATACCCGAATGGGCACAGCGTACAACTCGCAAAACCGCAACCAGTTTTTAGTTGCAAAATTTTTAAAAAGATAGGGCAAGGCTAATGCCCGGTATAGCCCTTGTGTGGCGATATAGCCGGTCTTGCTGGCGTGTTCGTGGATTATCCATCCATGCTTTAACAGTTCCGCTCCTTCCAGGCTATTATCACGCAAGCGTAGTTGCTGACGCGTTGCAATATCGACCGTAAACCAACGTTGCGGCCTTGCTTTTAGTGCTTTTGGCATCCAAAACCCTGAGTCATCACGCGCCCATTCAATCTCAAGCGCTGAGAATCCGTGCCCGATTGCGTCAGCGATATTAAACACCATTGTCTCAATATCGATATTATCGTCTATACGATCTTTAAGCGCTGCAATATCCTTTTTCTCGCGCGCTCCGGCATCGCGTGGCGCTTTTAGTTCAACATCAAGTTGTGCCACAGCCATTTTGCGCTTTGTGATTTCAGCATAGATATGCGCGTCCCTTTCTTCCATATCGGTAAACAATTCGGCTTGTGAGACAAGATCGCCCTGCTCTGCCTGTTCTAAAATGCTGAGTATTGCGCTTATGCTTGTGCTGGGATGATGCGCGCTTAATTCGCGCTGTAACATCGGGTTGATCGTTTGTGATTTTGGGTTCATGTCGTTACCAGGCGCTTGAAATTGTTGGCTGTGGTGTAATTATATTATGTTTTGCACTTCCGCTGTGCATTATCGGCTCTAAAGCATACCTGGCAGCGTCCCAAATATGGTTATTAGCGTCAATTAGAACAGGCAGGACATCGCCGCTTAGCCGGTCTTGCTTATATGACCATAACCGGCTTTCACTTATTGCGTGGCTACATCGTGGATGGATAACGATCTTGTCATATCCACGCAAGTGCATGACGCCATCTTCGACGCTGCCTTTTCCTTTAACAGCTCCACGAATATTAAACCCTTTCCTGCGCATATAGCTAATAGTTTCAGGGCGTGCATTATCGGCTCTTATTATATGCTCTTTTGCTCCAGGAACGCGCATAAACATATCGGGGGTGTGATCGATCTCAACGCCTACTCCATACGCCTCATATTCTAAGTACAAGATATTATCATGTATCCAAAGTTTTACCAGTGTTGTAGGGTCTGTACTAAAGCCCCAATCAGCGCCAAAATAAGGCCCTGACCAATACATTTCTGGCTCAAACTCTGCTATTTTTATCTTGCCATTAAGCACTTGTGCATCGCTAATTGTAAGATATTCGCCTTCCCAAATATGCGCATAAACAGCCGGATCATAATTTCGTTGATCGCGCTGGCGCTCTTTTTCTAAAACTTCAGGGAAAAATGGGTTATCTGTGAATTGGCATGCTGTAACGACCATATCGTTATCGATATGCTTTCTAAAGCGGGTGTCTACCGGGCTTCTATCTGTGCGGGGGTTCCACATCACCCAGATTTCTGACTTTGGTGCGCGGATTGTTGGGATTAAGTCACGCCAGCTAAACTCAGGCACGTCCTCGGCTTCTTCTACAATACATATGTCTATTTGTGCCATCGACTTTATTGCGCTGATATTGTGCCGTAAGCCTTTAAAGATAAATTCAGTGCCATTTTTCCCGGTGATGTAAGACTCTCCGACATCATAATTAGCATTAAGCCAGGCAATTGACATTATAGCGCTTTTTACTTCTTCGTGAAATGACTCGCGGATTGAACTTTGAAGGTCGCGTGTGCATAATATTCTTAGCGGCTCTTTGTAGCCCATGACCGCAGCCATCAGCGCAAAATTAAAACTTTTGCCTGATCCGCGCCCGCCGTATGCGGCTCTGTACCTTACTTGCCCCCTTTGCGGAGTAAATACAGGAATAAGCTTTTTTGGTATATCGATCGTTGCGGCATCAAACGCCATTGACTATGATATTGACCGGATTTAATGACTCGCCATCTTTGCCGTGATGCTCGGTAATGCTGGTCTCCTTCCACCCCATTTGTGTTTTAGACCACCAAATCATTGCTGACGTATCGCCGCCGGTAGCTTTTTGAAATAGGGTTTGACCTACTTTTGAATTAGCTTTCGCCTTGCCTTGCACAAGCTCTTTTTTAAAGTGCTTGTTTAGTGTTTCCTCGTCAATGCCGCCCCGAATAAGCGCTGCAATATGCGAGAATGGAACCCCATAGCCGCTCATTGACTCGACCATTTTCCGCTCATCATCGGTTGGCTCTAATCTTGGTCTTCCGCCGCGTGACATGCGATATTTCCTTTTATGTGTCCGAAAAACTCTTTGGAAAGTTGGAGCGCACAGGTCGGAATCTCACCGCCCAGACTTGAGGGGTACTCAAGCGCCTGATTTTTTGTACGCTTTGGATAATCTTTTGATAATTTTAAAATCTGTTTTTTCATGTCATCATCTAAAGGCATAAGATAACGATGTTTTCCTGGTTTTTCTATTGCAATACATTCGTTTGGCTTCCATACTTTTCTATAAATTCCTTGTACTTTTGTCATTCCTGATGAGGAGATCATTCTACTATGCCATTCTTTACCATCTGGAGCCAAATAAACATTTGATTTATTTGATTGTCCTGAATATATCCAGTTACCCGCTTGATATATTCCGCCGTAATGATTTTGTGACGGGTCTGCAAATGAAACTATTAATCTTAAGCTGGGACTTTTTTTTATTAGAAACATTATCGCTAATTTAATAATCCTAGAAACGGGTGTTTTATGCGTTGTAAGAGCAACCCTGGTTAACTCACAACCTTCTGTTTGCAATAATCCAAATGGCTTTAATAAGTTTTGAGTGGCTCCCCTGCTAAATATAACAACTCCAATAAATATTTCATTTTCCCATACGCCTATTTTAACTAATGGGGGGACAGGTAAAACATTAGAATAATGCCAATTTTTAACCGCATAATTTGCCGCTTGGTGTGTTGCCCAGTCTATTTTTAATACTGGCTTATTTGTGGAACTCATGACCGCAAGCCGGGCAAATTATAGGCGCAATAATATCAAGATTTCCCTGTTCATCTTCACTACCTGGTAGAAAAACAGCATCATCATTTAATTCAAAATCATCAAACCCAATCAAGCTCAAATCAAAATCAGCGTCTTTAAGCTCGATCAGTTCCAGCTTGAGCAGTTCTTCGTCCCATCCCGCATTCAAAGCAAGTTTGTTGTCCGCCAGAATATAGGCTTTCTTTTGCGTGGGCGTAAGGTTCGATAGTTCAATCGTAGGCACTTGCTCCATGCCAAGCTTTTTAGCCGCCATTAAGCGCCCATGACCGGCAATAACCCCGTTGTCTCCATCGATTAGAATTGGATTAGTAAAACCAAATTCTTTTATTGATGCTGCTATTTGAGTAACTTGCGTTTCGCTATGCGTCCGCGCATTATTAACGTAGGGTATAAGCTCTGAAACTTTGCGCTGAACAATCTGCATACGGATTTACGGATAAATCTTGTTAGGTTTACGACCGGCTTTGATATTTGTTTTTGCTTTCATTTTATTTTCCTATTTTTGTTGTAGCTACGCCTTTCAACTTCTCAACGGTTCTCATGCCGCCAAGACCTAATAAGCCCATTAAAATATTGTTTACAGCTGTTGGGTCAACAATGGGTAGTGGTGGCGCGCCAAAAAACGCCCCTATCCACGAGAACAGTGATATGCCTATGCCAGAATAGCCCAGCGTCGCCGCCCCTATCCACATGATAGCCGGTCTTGCCCCAGCGACAAAAAAGCTTTGGCTGCCAGCTTCAGTTTCATTGATTTTGAGCTGACCGAGCGTCAATTGGAACTCATGATCGATAACTGCTGCGGCCTGATCAAGCTTGCCTTTCAATTCAGCATCGGCATCAGGGAATATTTTATCGAGTGCGGTTTTAACCAGGTCAAACCCGGCGGTAAAAGGGTCAAAAGCCATTATCTGTTCCTATTTTAATTGCGTTCATAAATCCATCTTCCCCAAATTATCTCTCGAGTTTGATCCCGGCAGGAGCGTTGATTAAACTGGCGCCGCCTGACGTGGGTCGCACGAAAACAAAAGGGACACTGGATGCACTCTCCAATCGCCCCCAAGCGGCATCATTTTTGATAAAAGTTGCGGTTACTGTGTGCTCCCCCGGCGTAACGCTTCCTACATCAAACTTACACCGCGCTCCTGCTGCCACAATATCAACAGCAACCTCTACCACCGGGTTGCCATCCATATAAACGCCGCAATGACTCACATCCTGGATGGACGGGTCGGACACGATAAATGGTGATGCGTTAGCCGCTATACTAAAAATTGATAACGCTAGTGCTGCGAGTATTTTTTTCATTTTAATTTTCTCTTAGTTTTTCTGTGTTTTTGTAAACTTGTTGCATGGGTTCTTGCATGAGTTTTGAATGGTTGTCTTCCATTTTATTCTGATACGTCCAGAACGCCCCCGACAAAGTAGTGATAATACCAAAGCCTATGAGGATTGTCTTAATGCCGGTGTCAATCCGGGTCTCAAGTTCATGCACGATTAATGAGACTGAATTAACCGAACTAACTAGATCGATAAATTTATCGTCGAACTTACCAACATCATTTTCAAGTCGTGACAATCTTATCATGATTTCGGGCAGCCGTTGACTTTCTGGCATTAGTCATCCATTTCTTTTAAGTATCTCATGAAAGAGCGATGAGAGCTATGCAACATCAAATTAAAAATATATTCATTTGCTCTTTCTTTAAAATCGTTGATAATCATCTCAAGTTTCTCGATGTCATCGTCAATGAAGCTCGTCATGCCTTTGATGTAGTGTTTTATCGCAAGTTCTTCAGTGAGTATATAAACAGCAGTGTTTAACTGACTTATGCGCTTTTTAAGTTCTTTATTTTTATTCATAATGCCTCAAATAATTTGCGCTCAGCCGCCCGTCTGGTTACTAGACCGTTTAATTTCTGTTTTTTGCTGTTGACAGTGGCATAAACCCACCGATCAAACTCTGCGGCGGCGGCGATAAAATCACCGTTGTTTAAATTCTTGCGTAGCGTTGATAGTGAAAAGCCAGCCCGTCCGATGTTAAAAACGAGACTGCATAAGGCATCAAATTGGTTTTGGTTTATATCGACGTTGATAGTTGAGTTAAGGTGATTTACGATTTGACGGGTATCGCCGTTGAGTAGTGCATCGGCTTGTATTGTGCTAATAACCAAAAGTTCTTCTGCCTCTTTTGTAACTTTTTTAAGCCGCTGACAGTCAGTAATTAATCTGTTAAGCGTAATACTATCCATGTTTTTAAACATGACATAATCAGTTAAAAGTAGGACATGACCATAGCCGATAGTGAGTTTGTTAGCCGGGCATAAATAAACCCGAAGGCGTAATTGCTCGTGGTATTTTATTAACTCCAAGCCTTTCGGAGAGATTTTTTTATTCATCATAGCTATCAATCTTATTTTTGTTACAAATATGAATTATTTGCCGTTCTGTTAGCTCATATTTTATCGCTAAATCTGATTGCATCACGCCCATTTTAAAGTCGTGTAATATTTTTTGATTACGGACCGCTCTGATCGCATCTGCGGCTCTGGGGATTTGTATTGTTTCTTTGCCAAACTTTTCACATAGACGTGTGAAGTCAATAATCCCAAGTAAAGCGGCCAATTTATGGTCGCTTGTTGGGTACTTTGGCACTCTTATGTGAGAGCCTGGGTAGTTTTTGAGAAGTACAATGGCGGTATTTTTTCCACAATAGCTCGCTATTTCTAAAATAGTCTCGGGTATTAAGTGATCAGGTAATTCAAAAATAGCAAAATCAGTCATTTATGATCTTAATTTTAAATTTCACAGATTTAATATTAGTTATGATTCAAATAATTGTCAAATTTTAATCATCGATAAATGATTGTGTTGGAGCTGGCGGTGAAGATGCTTGCAAAATAGCAAACAGCACAACCGATATTACTGCCATTGCGGCGGCTATTTGTATTATTTCAAGCATTGCTATTATAAGGTTTTTCATCAGTTACCACCCCAATCTAAATAGCGCTCACTCCACTGAATTTTATCATAGCAAGCTTCAATGTGTATTTTTTGCGTTTTAGGCTGGTTTTGCCTTGCGGTAATAGCAAGAGCGCTATATTTTTCTTTCGTTGCGCTAGGCGCATAATTTCCGCGGATAAAGCTATTTATCAAAGTCTTTATTGGTTTCTTTTTAGCTTTCTTTTCTTTATACCCTAAAACCCAGTCCTCTACTTCTTTTTTGTCATATATTTTTGAAGTTCCGGTCACGCCACCAACTCTTACACAAGTCGGAAAATTATTGTGAGCGTTATTGATTATTTTCGATAGTTGGCTCCCGTGCATTCTTAGCATGGAGCAAATTTGTTGAGTTGATATTTCGTTTGTCATTACAATTTAACTAAGTTAGCGAATTTATTTATTAAAATTAAGTGTTTAAAATTAACGCGGCGTTATGCAGTTGTGCTTTTTCTCTCCTGTTCCAATATTTGTCTTCAAATTCTTGTCGTGTCCATAGCTTTATTGAATTTTTGTCTTCTCCTTCTTTTATTGCCCTTGAATACATAATAGAACATGAGCTGCATAGCGGCTTAAAGCTTCTGATATTTTTACCTTTTGATCCGCCAGAATTTTTACAACCGATTGTTATACATTTATCTCTATTTTTTTGCATTAGTAGTCAATCCTGTCGTAAATAGGGCAATTAGGGCAATTGCGGTTATATCCCGCATAGCCGCAACGTTCTTTGTCACATATACAATCGGCGTTATGGTCATCTATCAACGCAACCAAGCGATTAATTTCTTCTGCGGCTTGTTTTTTTAAAGATTGTATTGCTATGACGTTAAAGCGCTCCTGGGCGGTATCTGGCTGCAAGTGATAATCTGCTGGCCAGGGTGATAAAAGGTCTTTCAGCAGGGTTTCATTTTTCATTTTATCCAAGTTTTAACCGTTAATTCACGCGCGGATTGTTCATCAAGACTGCCATCGAATATCATAATCGATACACGCTCGCTGAACGCTTCAATTTCATCGTTCGACACCACGCGCCCTAATACTTTTTCTAGCCATTCTCTATCGGTCATTTCATCACCTTTTTGTGTTTTATAAAAAAATAGTCATACACCCAGGGAGTGGCAAAACTGGTAAATCTAAACTACCCCCCCCTATTTATTCTTTATTTTTTTTTAGTTTTACCAGATTTACCACATAAAACAGGGTTTAATAAGAGAGCAAATATAGCGTAAAAAGCACATTTATTGGTAATTCTGGCAATTCTGGATAATCTGGTTATTTCTGGTAAATCTAAAAACCGCATTAATAAAAACCATCCTTAAAATCGGCATATTCTTCAGACATGCACTCCCTTGGGCAAGGGATCAAGTTGTAAATTTTCAACCCTTTTGACTGCCGATTAATAGTCCACCGTTTCCCACTATGCCAATCTTTACCTGCATGGCTATTTAAAACTTTTATAACTTCGCGCCGGGATAAGCCAGCATTTTCATAAACATATTTTTGTATCTCAACATGACTATTAATCCCTTCAGTTATTGCTTCGATTATGCTTGCTATGCACTCGCTATTCTTTTCCATCCGCTCACGCAATAGCACTTCGCCATTAGCTTTTTCAGTGTCATCCCTGTTTAACCGTTTAACCGAGTCAAATAACTCATCATATCCGCTATAATTTCCATGTGCGGCATGACTGCAAGCCATCGTTTGGTAGTTATCCCCGCGAGATTTAATACGTTCAAACAGCACATTTCTAACCCCCATAGAGTTATCCCCGGAATCATCAAGAAAATAATAAGCATCACAGTCGTCCGGGATGTCTGAGGTTCCCCCCGGAACTAACTTCCCGTCCGCATCCCTGTGTTTATTTGCATGACCGAGCATTATCACTGTTCCACCAGCTACTGAGAACTTACGAAGTGATACCATAAAAGCGCTTGATACCTTTTTATCCATTGTGTCCGTGAACTTTTTCATAGTATCAAGCACGACTACCATGCCTTTCGCTGTGTCTGCTTTAACCTGCTCATCAAGGTAGTAACACAAATTTTTAGATACGAATCCATGTACCCCAGGGGACGCCATCAAAATTCCATGCTCAAGCGCAATAGCGGCCTTTTCTCGTAGACCCTTCCCATTATCATCGGCATTGATATAAAGAATATCCTTTCCGGATATAGCCCCGTATTTTACGGCGTCAACTAACATCCACAGCGTTAACAGGGTTTTGCCACCGTTCGGCTTGGCATATATCGCCGTTATATCACCCAGCGATGCAATGCCAAACATAACCCAAACATTATCCAAGGCAGCCTGTTCCATTTGGTCAAGATCATCTTTTGTAAGCGCGAATGACCGCATATCTTTTGGCAGACCAGGCGGCTTTCCTGCGTCAATCTTGGCTTTTGCCCGACCGTTAGACATACCCAGCGGATCGCTTTTTTTAATTTCCTCATTAGTCACAGTCCTAAACTTAGGAGGCTCCTTTCGGATATGAACAACGTTATCATGCCGATCTAGTTCTTCAAGCGCTTCGCTATAAGCAGCGAGCGGGATTTCTACATCATCAAAATTCATATTTCACACCAAAAAAAACCCTGAAGAGACGCGCTGGCGGGCACGCCTAATCAGGGTTCTGGGTTGCTCATTACCGCCTCCGCCAAGGCTTAATGTTAGGGTCATTATACTACAATCAGGCTAAGCCTAAAATCTTGTTTACATCGTCAATAGACCGGGCTATCCCGGCATAGCCACCTCCTTCTAAAACCTTTAAAATAAAATTATTTTGATCAACGGTAACCCGTCCATTATGCGACTTAACTTCGATAGCAAAAAATATTCCGCCTTTCATCATCCCAAGGATATCGGAACAACCTTTTACGGAATTGGCCTGGATATAGCGGTCATGGCCGCCGTAGGACTCAATAAAAGCACCGCTGTTAAATCGGCCTACCCACCCTACCATTGGATGCCCGCGAAGATACTGCAAAATAGACTTCTGAACCTCCGCCTCGCTCGGATAAACAGCCGGGCCTTTAATGACACGTTTACGCGGCTCCTTAAAAATAACCTTATTGACATGCCCATCACCACCGGCCAGCCTGGACATAAAATCAAGAGTCGCCTGGTTTTCTGCCACTGTTTGTCTAATCGATTTACGTGCTATTTTTCTCATTATTTACCCATTAAACAAATCACAAAAATCAGCGCCCACCACATCAGGAATGATATAACTCCCGCCCACCGCAGAAGCCGCTGCAATAGCCGCATTTTCGCCTACCCCACTCAAATCATTATCCGCAGCAATGATTATCGTTGCATCCGGATAAAGCGACCTTAAGTTTATCGCCACCGGCTTTAAGTTGCCCGCGCTAAAAGCGACAAAGCACGCCTTTTTAAAGTAACATACCACTGCGTAGGCCGTAGCCCAACCCTCAGCAATGTAAAAAATATCACGATCTAAAATTCCTACAACCCCAAAACAGCCGGTTATTTGTGCGCCATAAGTGAATTTTTTTGTTCCATCGCTAGTAATTGTCTGTAAATTTACGATCTTATTATCTATGTTAATGATTGGTATCAATAAAACCCCATCTGAAATTCGCGCATTATGAGTCAATGCACCTAAATTTATCCCCTTTGATTGACAATAGGGATGAATCTTAGCAATCTCAGAAGAATTATAAATATAATGACACCGTTTAGCCGCTTTCGCTGCCAAATCAAGCTTAGCCTTTTCAACCTGCTTGCGCTTTTTATCCCACTCATCGCGCTGCTGTGCTGATATAACGGTGCGCACAGGGCTATCTTGCCGCCACTTGGCTTTAATATCCAAGCTCCAGTCACCAAACGCTCCAGCCCAATACTCACCGCTGTGCAGGGTATACCAGCCCGCCCCTTTTTTATGCGCGTCGAACCTATGCAATACCCCATCAGCTATGACATTGACCGGAGGTTCTATCCCATGTTCACGCATTGCAGTCTTAAATTGTTCTATGTAGTTATTCATAATTTCTTCTCAAATTTCACACAACCCCGTTCTATATTCGGCATAAATACCTTATTGCCAAGCTTCATAAATGCCTCATGCTGCGCGTGAATTGGCGGCTTTTTGCCATCGAACTTTTCCAGCCACTTTTCAAAATAACCACAATCCCCAAAGCTGTTTGGTTCATAAGTAGGCGCTGGCGGGATATAGTTTTTGCACTCTCCGCAAGTTACTGTTCTCATTTTAAATCCTCACGAATATCCAGCCAATCAACTTTAAGCTTCTTAGCAAGTTTAAGCGCATGTGGCACGCTTATCCGCTGCTTGCCTTTAAACCATAAATTAACCGATGTTTTTGATACTCCAATCCAGCGGGCAAGCTCGGCCTGGCTTCCAAACTTTTCTAATATTTTATTTTTAATCTCTTTATTCATTTCCTGCTCCGATTTAAGTTGAGTTAATTATACTATAAATTATTATTGACTTCACATTTATTTTAACTTACACTTTAGCCACACTTAACAAGCCGGAGATTTAAATGAAAATAGAAATAAAGCACAAAAATATAGGTGATGTTATTTTCACCCATGAAGCCCAAGACAACTCAATAAAATCCACACTTGAGCAAGCAATTAATTTAAAAACAGACCTGAGCGGTGCCGACCTGAGCGGTGCCGACCTGAGCAGTGCCGACCTGAGCGGTGCCTACCTGTGCGGTGCCGACCTGTGCGGTGCCGACCTGTGCCGTGCCGACCTGATCGGTGCCAACCTGAGCTGTGCCGACCTGAGCGATGCCGCCCTGATCGGTGCCTACCTGAACGGTGCCAACCTGTGCGGTGCCGACCTGTGCCGTGCCGACCTGATCGGTGCCAACCAGTGCCGTGCCAACCTGTGCGGTGCCAACCTGAGCGATGCCAACCTGAGCGGTGCCGACCTGAGCGGTGCCAACATG